ATGTTGCAGATCGCGGCGATCAGATATTGAACATGCTAAAGTCTGGCAGAGGTTCTGAAGTGACTGACGCGATGCTAGACATGGGCGACAGCGTAAAGAACACGCAGTTAAACCAATACCTTGCAGCTAATTATGATTTACCCTTAGACGAAGCGTCAAGATTACAAAGGCAGCGCGAGATGTTTCCTGAATTGGGGTATCATGGTACTGTAACATCAAACGATTTTACGTCGTTTAGAGGTGATAGAGAGACTTATATAGCGCCCAGATCGGATGAGGGCTTGCAGCTTGTAGCGCAGTTTTCTTCTGCCGATCAGGGTCGTGTCTTGCCTGTTGTTAGCACTGGAAACATTCTTGATACTTTAGACCCAGAGGGTATGTTCCAGCAACGACGTGACATGCAGAGGATTTATGATGAGCAAGGGCTTGGCGAATTTAGGCCAGGTGATAAGGGACTGCCATCTTGGGCTGACACAACAGCTATAAATGCCGCCAGAGATGCTGGCTATGAGGGGATACGGCTTGACGAAAGAGATTGGGTGAACAGTACGGCAGTTTTTGAGCCGCAAAACATTAGATCTCAGTTTGCGCGGTTTGACCCTCGTTTAGCACATCTTTCTAATTTGACAGCAGCTAACGCATCAACACCGACTGGCCTTCTTGTTCTCGAGCAGCAAGCGCGTGGGCGTCCAGAGTTAAAGAATTTGTTTGATGCCAATAATATTGATATAAGTGATCTAAGCAAAGCTGACCCAGGCGAGATCAAGGGCGTTCTTGACATGGCTGTTCGCCGTAAAATGATAAACCCACGGCAGGCTGAAAGCTATTTGAAGGGATTACTGTACTAATGCCACCCGCAACCTATGCACAGCTTAAATCAAGCGCCAAAGTGAAGTGGTAGACGTTTTGATAGCAACTGTGATATAACAAGGCCAATCTTTAGGAGATCAACATGGCAATTACAACTTACGCAGAATTACAAACTGCAATCGGAGATTGGCTAAACCGTGCTGATCTTGACCAGAAAATTCCAGACTTTATCCGCCTTGCGGAAAGTACGCTAAACGATGTTCTGCGTTCTGCTGACATGGTGACGCAATCGACAGCCGTGACAATCACATCGGGCCGCGCAACGCTTCCATCAGATGCTTTGGAAATTGTGTACGCTCAAGTCGCATCCACAGACGATGAACCTTTAGAGCAGGTCACGCCGCAGCAGCTTACAATGCTACGCCGCACACGGACACGCGATGCAGCAAACCCTCGCTTTTTTGCGGTTATTGGTCGCGACATTGTTGTGACACCGACGCCATCATCAGGTTCAATAGACGTTGATTACTACCAGCGCATTCCTGCGTTGACGGACAGTAACACAACAAACTGGCTACTTGACGACGCGCCGCATATGTACCTTTACACTTCATTGCTTCACGCGACACCGTTCTTGATGGATGATGCGCGTTATCAGGTGTTCAACAACACAGTGTCGCAGCAAGTTATGGCGGCTGTGAAGTCTAACACAACGCTGTCTTTAGATGACTTGAAATCGGGTGGTTTCTCATTGTCAGCGCCGTCTGACCTTGCAGCGCAGCAGCAGTCTGCATTGGCGGCTGTGAATAACGCTGCAAACAACATGTAAGGTAGGTCATGCCGTCAACGTATGCAGAACTTAAAGAGGAAGTAATAAACTTCCTTAACAACATGTCGGCAGAGCAGGCAGTTGATACATTTATTGACCTGACTGAAGCCGACATGTCACGCCGTTTGCGCCACTGGCGCATGGAGCGTAGGTCAACTGCCGTACTTGATACGCAGTACAGTGCTTTGCCGAATGACTTTTATGAGCCTATTCGTTTGAGCATTACGAGTGGCGACACCTATACGCTTGAGTTAGCAAACCTAAACGAACTGTCAAACCAGCGTATGCGCAACCTAAACACATCTGGTCGCCCAAAGCTGTACGCTATTACGGACGGTACGATTGAGGTTTGGCCTGCGCCTGACGGTCAGTACACGATAGAGATGGTGTACTACAGCGATATTGATGCTTTGACGACAAGCAATACGTCAAATTGGGTTCTACAGTATCATCCAGATGCCTATCTTTATGGTGCGTTGCTGCATAGCGCCCCATTCTTGGGTGAAGATAATCGCCTGCAAACTTGGTCTGCATTGTATGAAAAGGCGATTAATGATATTAATTCAGAGAGCGATAAGGCGAAATTTGGCGGATCAGGTCATCGCATGAAAATTAGGAGTTACTAAATGGCTAGTTTTACGAAGGTAAACGATTTCGTCAAAAATATGGCAAACGCAATGGACTTAGACAGCGACACTTTGGCGGTTGCATTGTCAAACACAGACCCGACATCAGGTACAGATGTAACTGGGGATGGCAACGGTGTCTTGGCAAATATCTCAGAGATTAGCTATACAAACTTGTCATCACGCACACTGGCGAACGTGACATCGACGCAGACATCAGGGACATACAAGCTGTCAGCGGATGACCTAACTTTATCAGCATCAGGTGGATCAGTCGCAGCATTTCGCTATGTGGTCATCTACAATGACACGCCAACATCCCCAGCCGATCCAGTTATTGGTTATTACGACTATGGTGTGTCATTAACGCTAAATGACGGCGATACATTTACAATCGACATCGGGACAAACGGCATCCTGACAATGGCATAATGGAGGGTCATCATGGCTAAACTTTTCAACAGAGCCAAGATGACGACATCCACTACTGGTAGCGGAACAGTCACTCTTGGTAGTGCGTCTGTAGGCTATCAATCATTCGCAGATGCGGGTGTATCAAATGGTGATGTCGTCCAATACGTTATTGAGGAAGGTTCAGAGTTTGAAATCGGGACAGGTACTTATAGCGCAACTGGCACATCACTAACACGTAGCCCCACAGAAAGCAGCAATTCAGGCGCGGCGATTAGTTTAGGTGGTGCGGCGACTGTATCTATCACGGCGGTTGCTGATGACTTAAATCGCTTGCAGCATGAAGGGTCTGACAAAGTTACTGTGTCGTCTACGGGAGCCTCTGTAACGGGTAATATATCTGTAACTGGCACTGTTGATGGTCGTGACGTTGCATCAGATGGATCGAAGCTAGACGGCATTGAAGCAAGCGCAGACGTAACTGACACTGCAAATGTTACAGCGGCAGGTGCATTGATGGACAGTGAGGTGACAAACCTTGCACAGGTCAAAGCATTTGATAGCTCTGATTACGCAACAGCGGCACAGGGTACAAAAGCTGACAATGCGCTTCCCAAGGCGGGAGGCACGATGACAGGTGCGATTACGTTCGCATCAGGTCAAACATTTGATGGTCGTGATGTATCTGCGGATGGCTCAAAGCTAGATGGTATTGAGAGTGGGGCAGAAGTAAACGATCCAGCCTTCAAAAACATTGCCGTTTCTGGGCAGTCAACAGTTGTTGCAGATGCGGATGCTGACACGCTAAATCTAGCGGCGGGTAGTAATGTTACAATCACAACAAACGCATCGACGGACACAGTAACGATTGCATCGACGGACACAAACACTGTACCAAACGATGCAACCATTACCATTTCGGCTGGTAGCGGTCTGACGGGTGGCGGCAACTTTACTACCGATCAGTCGTCTAACGAAACGATCACAATCAACCACCAAGACACATCCTCACAAGCGTCTGTGAACAACAGTGGGCGTACGTATATTCAAGACATTACGCTTGACACCTATGGTCATGTTACTGGCATTTCGTCAGCTACAGAAACTGTTACCGACACCAACACAAACCAGCTTACGACATTTGTTGTTGAGGATGGTGATGGTACGGAAGTTACCATTAGCCACGGTAAAGAGTGGAAGTTTGTTGAGGGTACCAGTATTGACATCAACTGGACAGACACATCCACAGGTTCAGATGCTGATCCATACGACTTAACAATTTCACACGCCGATACGTCAACACTGTCAGGGACATATGGCTCAACGTCAAATAGCACAAAGATTGACCAGATTACGGTTGACGCGCAAGGTCACATTACAGCAATTACAACAGGCGGGACAGGTGACATTACAGGCGTTACTGCTGGTTCAGGTCTTACTGGTGGTGGGTCATCTGGTGCAGTAACTGTTAGCCACGCAGATACGTCTACACAGGCATCGGTAAACAACTCAGGCCGCACATACATCCAAGACATCACGCTGGATGAATACGGGCATGTTACTGGGCTTACGTCAGCGACAGAGACAGTTACGGATACTAATACCAACCAATTGACTACTTTTGTCGTTGAAGATGGTGATGGCACAGAAGTCACAATTTCTCATGGTAAAGAATGGAAGTTTGTTGAAGGTGGTGGCATTGACATCAACTGGACAGACACATCTACAGGCTCAGATGGCGATCCATATGATCTGACTATCAAGCACGTTGACACATCTAGCCAAGCCTCAGTAAACAATAGTGGCAATACGGTCATTCAAGATGTCACTCTTGATACCTACGGTCATGTCACAGGGCTGACATCCAAAGCATTGTCGATCCCAGCGGCAGCAAACAATGCCACGATTACTATCAGCGCGGGTACAGACTTGTCCACTGGTGGTGATTTTACGACAAACCAAAGCACAAACGAAACAATTACGATCAACCACGCTGACACTTCAACTTTAAGCGGGACTTACGGATCGACGTCAAACGGGACGAAGATTGACCAGATCACAGTTGATGGGCGTGGTCACGTCACAGCAATAACGACAGGTGCTACTGGCTCCATGTCCAGCTTTAACGTGCAAGCCAATGGCGGGACACAGGTCGCAGTGTCAAACAATGAAGAATTAAACTTCATCAATGGCAACGCTACAACTGTTGCGGTAACCAATCAGAATAACCCAACAGTTCAATTTAACCACGCTGACACATCTAGCCAAGCATCTGTGGACAACTCAGATGATACGGTTATACAGGATATTACCTTAGACACCTATGGTCACGTTACAGGGATAGGTTCAAAGAACCTTGATGACATCTTTATGCGTAAGTCGGCTACGTCTGGCTTGGATATGAATAACAACAATATCACAGACGTTGAAGATATCTACTTACAAGACCGCATTTATCATGACGGTGACACTGATACCTACATCCAGTTCCACGCAGCAGACCAGTTCCGTGTTGTTACAGGCGGTACAGAACGCTTAGAGGTAAACAATAACCGTACACAGATTGATGACCTTGAGGTAACAAATGACACTACATTTAACGGTGAAGTTGAAATTGCAGATAACACTGGAATACCCTTAAATATCAAAACTGATACTGACAAAAGGTTACTTTTTAGGAATGGTAGGATAGATGCCGTAAATAACGCTAATACCGCTTGGGATGCTCACACTTTTAGGGCTTATAATACTTACATTGAAGATTCTGGTGGTAACATTAGATTTAAATATGAGCAGGGGACTAACCGTGTGTCTTGCACGGGTTCGGGTTCCAGAGGCTATAGCGGTTATCTTCTCACTACATCAAACGATAGCGTTGCAAACTGCCTGAGAGCAAATGGTTACCTTGAATGGCAAACAGATGTAGGTGCTGTTGGTACAACTTATTTCTTATCAGATGTCTCACTAAAAGAAAACATTGCCCCATCAACAACAGTTTCTAGCGATCTTATCAACGACATAGATTTCATTCAGTTTGACTGGAAGCCTGAAAGCGGAAACACTGGTCATGTAGATGTTGGTGTTAGCGCCCAGCAGCTTCAAGAGGTTGATGCTCGTCTTGTCAATGAACTTTCAGATGAAAGATTGATGGTCAACGAACCCGCCTTGTTGGCGCATCTAGGGAAAGCATTGCAGGAAGCACTTGCAAAGATTGAGGCGTTAGAAACACGACTAGACGCACTGGAGGCGTAAAAAAATCATGCTTGGTTTTGGCCCAATAGCCGCAACACCTTTAGGCGCAACAAGTTCGCTACAAGGCATAACGTTTTCTGTGGACGCGGGAAGCTATGCGGTAAGTTATCAGGGCGCAGGCAAGCTAATTACAGACGTAGCACCAACTGGCGTATTTATACTTGATGGTCGCGCGGTTGAGTTTACTAAAGCACTTAGCGTGTCGCTTGATGCAGGGGCGTTTGCACTTTTGGGTCAGGACGCTACAGTAACGGCACAGCTTGTATTCGCGCTTAATCAAGGCACCTATACACTAACGGGCCAAGATCAGGCATACGAAGTACATGTAAGCATGCTGTCAGATGCGGGTGTCTTTACTCTTACAGGTCAAGAGATTGACGTAGATATATCTGAGAGTTTTGCAGCGGGATCGTTTACGCTTGAAGGTCGAGATGTAGGCTTCAGCAAAGCGTTAAATATCAGCGCTGAAAATGGTTTGTTTGCTGTAACGGGCCAAGAAATCGACGTAGACATCAGCGTAACCTTTGACGCGGGTAGCTTTACACTTACTGGTCAAGATGCAGCATTAACGATTGCGATGAACGTCGATCTTGATGCAGGGTCGTTTACGCTTTCTGGGCAAGAAATTGACACTGACATCTCAGAGCGTTTTGACGCGGGTTCATTCACGCTAACAGGTCAAGCGTTTAACTTAACGAAAGATATGAACATCAGGCTAGTCAGAGGTGCGTATATCTTTTTAGGAAAAGATATTACTATACGCGGTTGGCTAGAACTCACCCCAATTGCTGAAACGTGGACAGAGCAAACTGGGCCAAGCGACACATGGACGGAACAGACCATTGCAAGCGAAACGTGGGCAGAGCAAACTGGGCCAAGTGAAACATGGACGGAACAGACCATTGCAACCGAAACATGGACTGAAGCAGCGTAGCGTGTTAAGTTGCGCAAAAGGAGATTAATATGGCAATCACGATTTCGAAACCCACGGTTGGTGCTAGTACCGACACTTGGGGGACTACAATCAACACGGCATTAGATACAATCGTTGATGGCATGAATGGTACATCTGGGACGATTGCGCCCGATCTAAGTACGCTTACAATTAACGGCACTGACGTTACAGCGACTGCCGCTGAGTTAAATTACATGGATGGCGTTACGTCTAATGTACAGACACAGCTTGACAGCGTAGCGTTTCCGTCAGGCGGCATCATTATGTGGTCTGGTGCCGTGGCAGACATTCCATCTGGCTGGGTGCTTTGTGATGGCAACAATGGTACCCCAAATTTGCGTAATAAATTTGTTGTGGGTGCTGGTGGGACATATTCTGTCGATGCTACTGGTGGTAGCTCAACTACAACACTAACTACTGCAAACCTACCAGCACACACACACACAGTTAGTGGTACGACTGGTGCCGGTGGCTCACACGCCCATACCTTTGCCTATTCCTCCTCTAGCGGCACAACGGTTTCCTCTATTCCGGGAGGCGCAAATGGGATTATTTCAAACACTGGCAGTGCAGGTATATCAACCGCACCAGATCACACTCACTCATTTAGCGGAACTACATCATCAGTAGGTTCTGGTTCTAGCTTTGATAACTTGCCACCTTACTACGCCCTTGCATATATTATGAAGACATAAGACATGACGCTCATACCGCTAGACATCCCCGCAGGCTTTTACCGCAACGGCACTGACTTAGAACAAGCGGGTCGCTGGCGTGACGGATCGCTTGTGCGCTGGCGTGATGGGTCACTGCGTCCAGTCAAGGGCTGGCTAGAACGTAAAACATCTTTCAGCACAAATGTTATTCGCGGAATGCATGCTTGGGAAAGTTTAAACGGTTCTGCGTATGTTGCTGGTGGATCGTACAACGAGCTAAAGGCAATGGTCGGCGGTGGCACGTTGTACGACATTACGCCATCTGATTTGACGGCTGGCTTGGAAACGGCAACAGTTATCACTGGTTATGGTTATGGGGACTATGGCGACGACAGCTACGGCGTTGAACGTCCAAACTATGGAAACTACTCAGAGGCCAACACATGGTCGCTAGATAACTGGGGCGAATACCTTGTTGCCTGCTCATATGGTGATGGACGCTTGCTTGAATGGCAGCTTGGCGCATCAACTGATGCAGCGGCAATCTCTAATGCGCCAACAAATAACCTTGGCCTTGTGACGACAGAAGAACGCTTTCTGTTTGCATTGGGCGCAGGCGGCAATCCTCGCAAAGTGCAGTGGTGTGACCAAGAGGACAACACCACTTGGACAGCGGCCGCAACAAACCAAGCGGGTGACATCGAATTGCAGACTGCGGGTCAGATCATGCAGGGCATCCGTACACGCGGTCAGACGCTGATTATCACAGACACAGATGCACACGCTGCAAGATACATCGGGCCACCGTTTGTGTTTGGCTTTGAGCGTGTCGGGACTGCCTGTGGCGCAATATCACGCAAGGCAGCGGTTGACGTGGATCAGGGCGTGTTTTGGATGGGGCAGCGTGGCTTCTTTACGTTTTCTGGTAATACGGTTCAGGAGCTACCATGCCAAGTGCATGACTATGTGTTTGACGATTTTAACCGCGAACAGCAAAGCCAAGTCTGGGCTTGGAGTAACACTGAGTATGGCGAAGTTTGGTGGTTCTACGCATCGAGCGGCAGCACAGAGGTGGATCGTTATGTTGCGTTTGACTACATCGAGGGTCACTGGACGATTGGCGAACTAGCTCGCACAGCTGGCGTATCACGCGGCGTGTTTAAGCGTCCATTCATGATTGGCACTGATAAGACTGTGTACGAGCATGAAGTCGGCAACGACTACGACAGCGCAACTATTTTTGCTGAAACTGGGCCAGTGTCGTTAGGCAATGGCGATCAGACGATGAATGTGTTGCAGCTTATTCCAGACGAAAAGACGCAGGGTCAGGTTAGCGTGAAATTCAAAACACGCTTTTACCCGAATGCAGCGGAAACTACTCACGGGCCATATACCCCAGCAAACCCGACAGACGTGCGTTTCTCTGGTCGTCAATTCAGAATGCGCGTTGAGGGCGCTGCTGATGCAGACTGGCGCGTTGGCATCATGAAGGTTGATGCTTCCCCAGCGGGTAAACGCTAATGCCTGTTCCTAGCATACCACCTATTGGCCCCGACTTGCGGCAATGGGGGCGTCAGCTTTCGCTCTACTTGCAGCGAAATTTGGCGAAGCTGGCGTTTAAGTCTGCCGACGACAATCCGTCGGAGGATGGCGTTATTCTGTGGGATCGTGAATATGGATACCCTGTTGTTTCGTATAACAATGAGTTTCGCCAGATCGTCATGGAAGGCGGTCATGCTTCCTTGATACGATCTACGGATGTCACGGCGGCAGCAGCCAACACAGCGTATTCCATCACATTCGATGCGCCGACAGGCAACAAGTACATTGACCGCGATGCGACGAACAATGAGCGTATCGTGTTTGAAGAAGCTGGCGAATACCTGATTAACTTCACAGCAGAAATCACATCATCGTCTGGTAGTGATGTGACGTTCTATTTCTGGCCTGCGAAAAACGGAACGAATATTTCGGGATCGACTATGGTGAACGTGCTGCATAATAACGGCGCAACTTTGGTGGTCTCGCGCAGTGCAGTGTTTAACTTTGATGCGAATGATTATTTAGAAGCTAAGTGGGCGGTGGACAGTACGAATGGATCGCTGAACAGCACGGCGGCAACATCATTTTCACCAGCATCACCTGCTGCGACTATGACAATTACGCGGATACATGGAGAGCATTCATCGTGAACGATTTGACAGAGATGAACCCGATTGAGCGTTGCCGCCCTTGGATTGAGGCTGCACTAGAGTATTCTGGGGGTACACATACGTTTGACGACATCATAGAAGGCATCACCGAAGGTCGGATGCAGCTATGGCCTGCGTCGAGGGGGTGCATTGTCACTGAACTTGTGGTATATCCTAGAAAAAAGTATATTAACATATTCTTGGCTGGTGGCGACTTAGACCAGATTTTGGATATGGATGAGGACGTAAAGGCGTGGGCCAAGGAGCAAGGATGCGACGCAGCGATGATGTCAGGACGGATCGGCTGGAAGAAACCGCTCAAGCCACTTGGCTGGGAATTACTGCAAGCGCACTTTGTAAAGGAGATTTAAGATGAGTGGCGGCACAAGCGAAGAAAAAACAACGCTACCGAGGTTTTACGAAACTGCGTTGCAGCAACAGATTGGCTTGGCGGGGGATGCCGCTGAGACGGGTTACGTTCCATACTATGGCCCCGACGTAGCTGCGTTTAGCCCAATGCAACAAGCTGCATTCCAAGGCACTGACGTAATGGCAGGTGCCTTCGGTATGCCTACAACTGGCGGTCAGCAGT